GTAACGACGAGCCTGCCGTGTGGTTCAGCGGCACCAAGATACAAACCAAGCGGTGGCTGGACCAGTTTGAATGGGACAACGCCATCGCTGTGGCGCACAACGCTGTGTTTGATATGGCTATCCTCAACTGGCACTTCGACATCCGACCCAAGCGGATTGCTGACACTCTGTCTATACTTCGCGCTATCGACGGACCTGATGCTGGTAACAGCTTAGCCAAAGCTGCTGAGCGTTACGGGCTGGGCATCAAAGGCGACGAAGTTATCAACGCACTGGGTAAGGGGCGTCTGGACTTCACGCCGGAAGAACTGGACCGTTACGGGCAATACTGCATCAACGACACCGAGCTTACCTACGACCTGTTCCAGAGGATTGCTGTGGGCTTCCCGCAAATAGAGTTCCGGTTAATTGACCTGACCATCCGGATGTTCACGGAGCCGATGCTAAGCTTAGACGAGGAAGTCCTCACAAATCACCTGTCTAATGTGAAGAGTTCCAAGGACGCCCTCATGGCCAAGCTCAACTACGACAAGGCCGACCTGATGAGTAACCCCAAGCTGGCCGAGTTGCTGATGTTTCATGGGGTTGTTCCGCCAACCAAGATCAGTCCGGCTACAGGCAAGGAGACCCATGCGTTCGCCAAGAACGACGAAGCCTTCAAGGCGCTGCTGGAGCATGAGAACCCACAGGTGCAAGCCATCGTCGCTGCACGGCTAGGCGTTAAGTCCACACTGGAAGAGACAAGGACAGAGCGGTTCATCAAGATAGCCGAGCGTGGCACGTTACCTGTGCCCCTGCGCTACTACGCTGCACATACTGGGCGATGGGGAGGGGATGATAAGGTCAACCTCCAGAACCTACCGCGCAAGTCACCGTTGAAGAAGGCAATCATACCACCCGACGGCTATGTGTTCATCGACTGTGACTCATCACAAATCGAAGCGCGCACCTTGGCGTGGCTGGCTGGGCAGAACGACCTCGTCGCTGCGTTCGATAAGGGTGAGGACGTATATAAGATCATGGCAAGTTCCATCTATGGTGTGGATGTTGATGAGGTGACAGACCCGCAGAGGTTCGTAGGAAAAACAACAATCTTAGGCGCAGGTTACGGCATGGGGCCAACCAAGTTCCAAGCGCAGTTAAAGACCTTCGGCGTCGATATGCCAGAGGATGAGTGCAAGCGTATTATCAAGGTGTATCGTGAGACCTACCCGATGATCCCCAAACTATGGCGGCAGGCAGGAGATGCGCTGGACGCTATGGCGAACAACCAGACAGCCCCAATAGGGTTGGACGGTGTGCTGGTAGTGTATGGCAAGGATGGCATCAAGCTACCCAATGGCTTGAGTATTAAATATCCCAACCTGCGCTGGAAGCCGATGATGGGGAGCCAGCACAACGAGATGGTCTACGACCAGAAGAAGGGCCGCGCAGTTATCCCGACACGGATATATGGCGGGAAGGCTGTTGAGAATATCTGCCAAGCACTGGCGCGTATCGTGATCGGTGAGCAGATGCTGATGGTCGCACGCAAACTGCGTGTGGTGATGACGGTGCATGATGCCGTGGGGTGCATCGCACCTGAAGCAGAAGCAGACAAGGCACGGGCCTATGTCGAGGACTGCATGCGGATAAGGCCGAAATGGGCAGTGGCACTGCCGTTAAACTGTGAGAGCAAGATGGGAGCAAGCTATGGAGGATAAGAAGAAAATCGTTCTGACGCAGAGTCAGATTAAGATATGCAAAATGCTGGCAACGGCAGGTCTGGACGAAGATCAAGCTAAGGCAGAAGCCGAAGGTATTCCGTTCGACTATGAAGCTGAGAAGGCCAAACGTGAGCATGAGTTTCTCATGTTTTACGTCGCTGAGATAGCGAAAGATCGTGACTGGGAAGAGACACGGGATAAGGCGTTTCATAGCGTTATCTCTACCTTAATAGGGTGTGACAGACTGTATAACTACGTCCGTGAACATGTGCCGGACTTGAAAGCGTTGCGTGAGCTAGACCCAGCAGAGGTTCTTAAGGTGCACGGCTATGGCAAGAAGACGGTAGAGGAATTGAAAACCCTACAAGAGCGTTTCACCAAGCATAGGAATATATTACCTCGGTTGAATAAGGCTATCCGATCTGAGCGCTATCTTCAGGAATTTACGAAAGAACATAACGACACAATCCGAACTTATAAGGCGTTACAACGCAACGCTAAGCACGATAAAAGCTTCCTAGACCAGACGTGGAAATATCATGTCGGATGATCCAGACTGGTGGCCTAAGCCGTGGATTTACGACGACTGGCTTCAAGAAAAGCTGCGCCGAGACAAAGAGTGGCAGAAAGAACACCGTGCGAGGGCGGCGCAGCGGCGCATGGAGCGGATTAATTCTGGGTTCAAAAGCCTAGCGCCCGCCGGACCGACACGTGATCCAGTGGTGCGAGAGGCACGGCTGGAGGAGTTTAAGGACAACCCGAAGCTACGCAAGTGGGCGGTATGGAAACAATACCGAGCCGGAGGGACCACGCTAAATAAGGTTGGTGAGGACTTCGGGGTTGGGACGGAGCGAACACGGCAGATGGTTCACAAATGTGAGCGGATACTACGCACCGCTTTGAACCGAGATAACCTTACCTTTCCAGTGATTGATGAGGTGCGAGAAGCAACGCTAGGTGTTGAGTTCGTGTTCCGTAACGACCTGACATTCAATGTGTTAGACGGCGATCAGAAAGGTTGGGAACGCCTTGAGCCTGCTATGCATGACAGCAGTATATATAGAGACCCTGTGCCTTGGTGGAAGCCGGAGTGGGGACTTCAAGATACCTCACCGGCTAAACCCAAACCCACATACACATATTACAAAACCATTATCGAGAAGGAGCAAAGTGATGGCGATTAACCCTACAAACGAAACGCTGATTACGGACTTGGAGTTGAGGGTGCGGACCGCCAACTGCTTTCGCAATATTAACTTGCAGGTTAATGGTCAGGACGCACCCCCTGCAAAGGTTAAAGATTTCCGGCATTTCACGGATGAAGAGCTACTGAAGTTTCCTTGGTTTAGCGCAAAGTCATTGGCCGAATGGAAAGAAATCCTGTGGCGCGTCGATAATCCAGAAGAAATCTATGTCGAAAAACCTGAGCCTTTCCCGATACCACGCAAAACCACCAAGGAAGATAAGTTTCATCCCGTGGTTAAGCTACTGCTCAGCCGGATGAGAAACCGACCAGATGAATTTTCTGGCACTAGGAATGACTACTACCACAATGAAAAAGGGCCGAGCGCGAGATGGGCTGATGTCGTGCATCAACTGCAAGAACACATGACACCAGATGAAAAGGCCGCATTGAACAAGGCTGTGCGCGAGATACGCATGATGAGAATACACCACGATGTTATGCAGGAGTTACTGAGATGAAGATTACTAACTATGGCACTAACTTTGCCGACTACGAGATCGACGAAAACTGCCATCTCTATAAGGTGGAGGTCTTCGACCGAGCAGAGGACGCTGAGCACGGAACCCATACCACGGTGGAAGGGGAGCTTGTTACCCAAGACAGGGACATGAGCGGCAACCCATCCAGCAGGCGGACAGGCGTAGCCCTGCACTTCTGGAGCGAGGTGAACGAAGCACCCGAAGATAAGTTCGTCATGTGCATATTCCAGCACAAGGGTGGCGAGTTCATCCAGTTCAAGACACTAACAGAATACGAAGGGAAGGCCGCATGAGCGAGTATCAATTCACCAAAGACTGGTTCAACTGGGCACCGGAAGTCTGGACGCAGCTTATCCCTATGCTGTCAGGTGAAGCAGGTAAGCGTACCTTTATCGAGATTGGCTCCTTTGAAGGCCGCAGCACCGTCTGGATTGCCGAGAACATGATGCAGGATGACGACTGGATTATCTGTATAGATACGTGGGAAGGTGGCGAGGAGCATGGTGCCGAGGATATGGGGGCTGTCGAGGCGCGGTTTGACCACAATACGGAGTTGTTTAGTGCCAAACACGGTCACGAGCGAGTTATTAACAAGAACAAAGGCAAGTCAACACATTGGCTAGCTTATGAGATGTACGAACAAAAAACCCAAGCGGACTTCATCTACATCGACGGCAGCCACATTGCCAAGGATGTGCTGACTGACGCCTGTATGGCTTGGCCGTTGCTCAAGCCCAAGGGGATGATGGTGTTTGACGATTACATGTGGGGCAATCCACGTGACATCCTGCACCGCCCCAAACCCGCCATCGACGCCTTCTGCAACCTGTTTGCGGAAGAGGCAGAGATTGTCCACGTTGGATACCAACTAGTAGTACGCAAGAAGGGAGAGTAGAAATGGATTACGTAACAGCAGTAGCAGTGTTTGTGTTGGTTTTTGCCAGCTACATGGTGGGGCGGTTCAGTGCCAGCAGTGATACTAGTACCATCAAACGTGAGAACGAGCGGCTCAACGCCGAACTAAGGGTGCTAACAAAGCGCGACTCCAAGGGTCGCTTCACAGGGGGTAAGTAGTGCCAATAGTAAAACGGACTAGCCGCGTGTGGACACCTGAAATGGACGCAGAGTTGTTGGAGTATTACAAGCACGGCCTAAGGGCAGCGTACATAGCGGAACGGATGGGGCTTACGATAGCTTCGGTCGAAGGCCGCTACAGGAAACTAAAAAAGAAAGCAGAAGAAAATGACGGATGAAATTAAAGTGCCGACCAAGCGACCATCGCTGATGATAGCCACCCCCATGTACGGTGGTATGTGCACGGGGTCCTATGTGCAGGGCTTACTGATGACCATGGCCAAGATGCGGGAAATCGGCGTCAACGTGGCGTGGTGTCAGATAATGAACGAGAGCCTTATCACCCGTGCACGTAACGAGCTAGCTCGTGTGTTTCTGGCTAGTGACCATGACTACCTCATGTTCATCGACGCTGACATCGGCTTCGATAGCGAGGCTGTCGCGCAGCTTATGCTGGCCGACAAAGACATCACCTGCGGTATCTACCCCAAGAAGGAAGTGAACTGGGATAGCGTGGAACGTGCGGCACTGGCTGGCAAGGACGACCTAGCAGCGCATGCCGGAGCCTTCGTCTTCAACATGGTTGGCGGAGAGCATCAAGAAACAGATGAGACGGGTTGCATCGAAGTCCGCCACGGTGGCACTGGCTTCATGCTCATCAAGCGCGGGGTGTTCGAGCATCTTATCCCCCACGTTCCAACCTATCGCGTATCATCATTCACAGACCCAGCGACTGGTGAATACGCCAAGCCTTTGACCCATGAGTTCTTCGCTACGTCTATCGACGAGAGCGGGGCGCTGTTGTCAGAGGATTACCACTTTTGCGAACTGTTTCGCAAACACGGGGGTAAAATCTACGCCCACCCGTTTATCCGGCTGACCCACACAGGCACCTATGTGTTTGATGGGGACATCCTCAAAAGCGGCGGCAATCTTAAATAAGGAGCAAACGACATGAAGAAGAACAAAGCAGCAGGGATTATGAAACTGTTGAAGCAGGGCTATGCCGCTAGGGAAATCAAAGACCGTATGGCAGTGAGCGAAAGCTACATCTATGCGGTTAAGAAGCAGATGGCGGCACTCGCAGCCTTGCAGGGTAAGGGTAAGGAGCGGGTAGTAGGCACAGCGGAACGTAAGGTTCCCGGCGGTCCCGCTACGATGATACGACCTACTACGGAGGACAGGGTTAATAGAATCCTCGATGAACGCGGAAGTCGGTACGGTAACTTCCTCGACCATGCCACAATCACCTATAAACTCAAAGAAGTGGCGCGTAACTTCGCTGAAGAGAAGGGCAAGACGTTCGCCGTGGACCAATGCGAAGCGATGGATATGATTTTCCATAAGATTGGGCGCATCTTAAATGGTGACCCGAACTACGCTGATAGCTGGATTGATATTGCTGGCTATGCTAAGCTGGTAGCTGATCGCCTAGAAGGAAAAGTCCGATAACATGACAGCTTGGTCGTACAGCAGTATCAAAACATTCGAGCAATGCCCGAAGAAGTATTTCCACCTCAAGATAGCTAAGGACGTCAAGGACGAACCCGGCGAGGCGGCTGAATACGGTACTGCTGTACACCTAGCGGCTGAAGAGTTCATTCGAGATGGCAAGCCCATCCCTGAGAAGTTTGCCTTCATGCGCCCCATCGTGGAACCGCTGGCTGCTAAGCAAGGGGAGAAGCACACCGAGTTACGGCTAGGTGTAGCCAAGACGGATACTGGCTTTGCCCCTACGACATTCTTCGCCAAGGATGTCTGGTATCGGGGCATCGTGGACTTGCTGATTGTCGATGGAACCAAGGGCTGGATGATCGACTACAAGACTGGCAAGAACGCGAAGTATGCGGACATGAAGCAGCTTGACCTGATGGCAGGTGCGCTCTTTATTAAGCACCCTGAGTTGGAAACCATCAAGTCAGCACTAGCCTACGTGGTCAGTCAAGAGTTCCCGAAGAAGACCCACAAGCGGGAGCACCTCGATAAATATATGTCCGTGTTCGACGATCAGCTTTATAACCTCGACGCCGCTATGGAGAATGGTGTATTCAACCCCAAATCAGGGCCGCTTTGCGGATGGTGCCCCGTCACCTCCTGCGAACATTGGAAACCACGGAGGAAGTGATGGCTAGGGATTACCGCAAAGAATACGATACATACCAAGGTACCGCACAGCAGAAGAAGAACCGCGCTGTACGCAACGCAGCCCGTGCCAAGATGGCGAAGGCGGGTAAAGCCAAGAAGGGTGACGGCAAGGATGTCGGCCACGTCGTGGCGCTCGACAAGGGCGGTAGCAACAAGACTGGCCTACGCATGGTCAGCAAGTCAGCCAACCGATCCTTCGACCGAGACGCCAAGAAGAACCTGATTTCGGAAACAAGTCCACGAGAACGCAAAAAGAAATAAGCGTACCAAGGAGCAAGCTGGTGCAAATCGTTGAAAACAAAGCGTTACTCATTAACGCACAAGACCCGTGCCTCATTACAGACAACATCCACAAGAGCGCAGAAGTAGCCGAAGGCGTGGTTGTCAAATGGGGACATAATGAAACGGAAATCCTAGCGCAGCTTGGCTTCGCAGATACCCCCTCGCCTATGCTCAAGTCCTACCAGTGGACGGGTAAGTTCGAGCCGTTCAAGCACCAGAAGACCACGGCGTCATTCCTATCTATCCGCAAGCGGGCGTTCTGCTTCAACGAGCAGGGCACAGGCAAGACAGCCAGCGTGATTTGGGCAGCCGACTACCTCATGAAGAAGGGCTTGGTGAAGCGCGTGCTGGTACTATGCCCCCTGTCGATCATGAAGTCGGCGTGGCAGCAGGACCTGTTCAAGTTTGCTATGCACCGTTCGTGTAGCGTAGCGCATGGTGCAGCCAAGCAGCGGGAGAAGATCATTAACTCTGGGGCTGACTTCGTCATCCTTAACTTTGATGGGCTGGCTGTGGTCAAGGACACAATCGCCAAGGGTGGTTTCGACCTTATCGTGATTGACGAGGCCAACGCCTACAAGAACCCAACGACCAACCGCTGGAAGATATTGAACCGCTTGGTGCGCGACACCGACCCACGCCTGTGGATGTTGACTGGTACGCCAGCGGCGCAGTCTCCGGTGGATGCCTATGGTCTGGCCCGTATGATGGACCTGCCGGGATGTCCCAAATATTATGGCGTCTTCCGTGACAGCGTGATGCGCAAGGTGACCCAGTTTAAGTGGACGCCGAAGAGCAACGCGCAGGCAATCGTCCATAAGGTGTTGCAGCCAGCCATCCGGTTCGAGAAGAAGGATTGCTTGGACCTACCGTCCGTAACGCACATCGAGCGCGAAGCGCCCCTCACCCCGCAGCAGCGCAAATATTATAACGAGCTTAAG